AACCTAGAGGCGAGATTAAACGAATTAGGGGTCAAATTAACCGAGCAGTTGGTAAATGACATCCAAACCAAGCTAATACAGCGCAGGGGCGCAAATGGCACGTTTGAAAGCGTTGTAAACGCAAGTGGCAAACTAGCCAAGTCAATACGGTTTGAAGTAACCAACGGAACGGTGCTAAGCATTTACGGCAATGATTATATTCAATATTTGCAAAACGGTAGAGGCCCAACTAAAGGCGGTGGAGATGGAGCGGTTAAACGTGCGATAAGGCAATGGATAGATGACAAAGGAATTATACCCGATGGAATAAGCAAAGATAGTTTAGCCTTCTTAATTGCGAGGCGAATACATCAAGAGGGTTCGACCATATATCAAGCAGGTGGGAGCGATTTAATTAGCGGAATATTTAACGAAGAGTTACAGCGAAGCATTGAAGCGGAGTTTGCTCAATTATTGGTTACAGAAATCCAATCCGAGATTTTTGAATTATTGGCGGCATAAATAAATAGGACACGAAAATAATAACGGCTTAGAGTTGTTTAAATTTGCACTATGAGCCGAGCCAACGACTATTTACTTTTCCAACGTCCTTACAAGTGGGTTAGCGCACATCGAGAGTTCACATGGGTGTACTCACTACCTACTCGACCATTCTTTTATTTTCCTAATAACGGTCTTATTCAAGTGGTGTTGACTTCTTCATTTAGTGCTAACCTAGAAGTGGGAAGCCGTATCTACTTTCGGAACTTTGGGGCGTTAACTGGTTTTCATGTGGTGAAGTCAATCACAAGCCAAAGCAACTTTACTTTGCAAACAGCCTATCCGAGTACGGTTATTAGTTCCGTTGGTGCAGGTTGTGAGTTTGTTGACTTGCCTAGTGTAACGGTTTATGCAGGTTGGAATAGTGGAGAATTGATTATTGGTGGCGTGGATATGTCAACGGTGCAACCTTATAAGCTAATCGCTACATTCAGACCCGAAGCAGATTTAAATGGGCGGTTAAGATTTAATCTAAGCGGCTATGCACAAGCGGCATTTCCTACGCCATACAAAATAAAATACAACATAGACGAAGTTGATTACAACATAGATAATGGACCAATAATTGTAGGTGGCAAAGAATACATCTATCTACGCCACTTTTTTAACGGTTCATTAAAGGGTGAAAACTATGTGGCTAATAGTGGGTTGACGGTTGATGATTTAAACCGATACTACGTTAAAGCAAACTCAATAAGCGAGTGCGGTTTTACCAAGCTATTTATTGATGGAGATAGACAAGAAACAAGAACAATAAACGAAAATCAAATATCATGGCTATAAAAAGCAAAACACAATTAGCTTCCGACATTGCAGGGAGTACATTTAGCGCACCTCAGCAAGTTATCTTAGATGACATGGTGGACAGCTATCAAGATTTAGCTGTTCAGCTAACAACGGCACAACGTAACGCAATCGCTACACCAGCGAGTGGCTTACTAATTTACAACACCGACAACAGCCAGTTTGAATATTACAACGGTTCAGCATGGGCGAGTATGTCGAGTGGTTTGGGAAGTACGCAATCCGTAACCGTTGCGATTAGTAGCGCACAGATATTGGCAGGTAACACAACACCTGTGCAATTAATTGCTTCCGCAGGTGCAGGGTTGGCAATCATACCTATTTCAGCAGTTGTAAAATATACATACATCACAGCGGCTTATGCAACAAACACAACTCAATCAATATACTTTGACACATTAGATATTGAGGATAATCGTTTGATTTCTATATCCACTATTTTAGAGCAAACAGCAAATAAAAGTGCAATAGTTTCAGCAAGTTCGCCAACGAATGGGAATAGCATTATTGCAAACAAGGCTTTAATGTGGGCAATTCAAAATGGAAACCCGACAGCAGGGAGTGGAAGATTAGATATAACCGTTATTTACACGACAATACCTTACTAATGATTAAGAAAGTCAAGACCTACGTTAAAGACACAACCGATAGCGGAGTGATTACTGATTACTTCGATGCGGCTATTATGCAAGGAGTAACAGCATACACATTTAACGGTTTAGGTATTGATGGGAATTACACTTCAACTCCAGCGTGGTTTATTCCATTCGGTTCGTTCCCTTTTAGTTTGGGTTGGTATATTGATTTAGACGTTGCAGATATTGGGTTCTATTCCTTTAGTTACACATTAAGCTACGGAGCAACTGATGTGGAGTACATAGTGGAGTTAAACCTACAAGCTTTCAATCAAATTGACTTACCAACTAATTGCACCACTAAATTATTGGCGTGGTTAACAAGACAAGGCGGTTGGGCGGTCTTCCCATTTAACGGTAACACTACTTTTGAAACGGATATACCCGATGCTGAAACATACCAAACGCCACAATACTTGACAGCCGTTAGTGAGCGTAGAGGCGTAACTGATAGCGAGATTTTAACCACAGGAGATATTCCACAAGAGGCATTGGCTTACATGGAAAGTTTAAAGCAAACTTCACAGGCGTACATCGCAAACTTTTTACAAGATGGAACGGTTGAAATAGTGCCAGTATTGATTGAGGCAGGAACATTCACCAAGCGAAACACAAACGACAAATTTTTTGATGTGAGCGTCAGAATTATTTACGCTACTGAAATAACTATGCAAAATGGCTAGTGAGTTATACATCGAAGATAAATTAGTTGATTTACCTACTGATGCGGATATTAGTATTGAATACGCCATTGCAAAGATTGGCGAAATTGAAAAGCGAAGTGGAGTAAGGTCAGCCGAGTTCACCATTCCAAAAACGGCAAAGAACAAAGCTATCTTTGAAAATCCCGATGATGTAAATAACATAGGCACTAAGCCATACAGACGGCTAAAAGCACGTTACTATTCAAATGGTATAGACCAACAGATTTCATTTGCTACGCTAAAAGAAAGCTCACAAGGTTACAACGTCAACATTTACGGTGGGAATAGTGATTTCTTTGCGGCTTTAAAGGATGGGAAGTTAACTGATATTGATTTTAGTGCTTATGACTATTATCACACGTTGACTAACTACGTTGCAACTAGAACCGATTTAGACGTGCCACGTTCAATCGCTTTGAATGTTGAGCAACCTACTGCAATAGCTTTGGGCAATATTGCTTACCAGCCACCAAGCGTTTCGATTGAGTTTCTTTTAGAACAAATGGCGGCTTCACAAGGTTACAACCTAAACAACGAAACAAAATTAAAATACGGTTATCCTAATCAGTTAATGGTTTTACCGTTGTGTAAAGAGTGGTTGAGAGATTTTAACGGTGATAAATATAACTGCGAGTTCTTTGGTAATACTTTGGTTTTACCAGCACCAGCAGCAGCAAATAAAATAATGATGCTTACTAAAATTAGTGGCAGCGATATTTATTTTGACCCTAGTTCAATAGCAACTTGGGATGGTAGCGTTATTCTAAATGATATAATAACCGTAACTTATAACATTGTAATAAATATAACGGTTACAATCGTAGGCAATATTACGATAGACGTTAATTCAATAGGCATATCCGATACAAGATTAGCGGCTGATGTGGTAGTAGGCGTAAACACTTTTACTTATTCGGGAACGGCAACACTTACACCGTCAGCATTAACAGATGATGCAAACGCAATTACCATTTCATTTTTAACGGCTGCAATTTACACCGTTGCTGATGCTTCATTAACCATTACAGATACGGTTGTAGTTACTCCAACTGAAGTAAATGCTTTACCGTCAGTTAACTTTATAAGCCGTCAATTTACAACCGTCAATAGTTTACTACCCGATACAAAACAAAGCGAATTACTAGCTACTTATTTGAAGTTGACTTGCTCACTTATTCAAGTTGATGAAGTAAACAAAGTAGTTAACATAGTACCGTTTGAAAAGCTAAATGATAATATTCCAAACGCTTTAGATTGGTCAAATAAGTTAGACCTAACCGATACGCCACAGATAACATTTGCGGTTGATGGCTACGCTCAAAGAAATCTTTGCACGTGGCAATATGATAGTGTGTTCGACCCTAACCAAAACGCAACATTCGCAAATGGAGTAATAACTTTAGATGACCAGAATTTAGATGACGAACAAGATTTAATTGAGATTGATTTTAGCGCAAGTACACAAGCATTAACAGGTGGTTTAGTTGTTGCAGACTTGCAAATATTTAATGATGACGGCACGTTTAAAGATGAAATAGACCAGCGTATTCTATTCGCCAAGTTTAATGATGTGGCGTTTACCTACACAGACGGCACAAGTAACAGCGCACAGACAACGGACATTCTTTTAACTCACTTTCAAAAGAGCGGTGAAATCAATTTAGGGTTTGATGATAATTTAATCCCGACTTTTTACCAGTCTTTTATTGATGTTTTGGATAAGGCTAAGATAGTCACTTGCTTACTACGGTTAAACGCCTCAGACATTAATCAACTTGACTTGACTATTCCTATTTATATAGAATACTTCAATAGTTATTTTTATGTGAGCAAGATAAGCGGTTATAACCCGAACAGGAACGTGAGTACATTGGTTGAACTTGTAAAACTTTATTAAGATGGCAGATACACTAATATTTAAGATTGACACCACTCCAACCGTTTCGGCATTGCAGGACGTTAACGATTTGTTGACCCAGTCTAAAACAAAGCTAAAGGAGTTGACTGATGCAGGGAAGCAACAGACCAATGAATACATTGCACAAAATGCGGAAGTAAAGGCATTAGAGAAAGAGCAACGGGCGTTAAACAATGTTTTAGTGCAACAAACTAGTGCGACAAAGATAATGACCAAAGCTACTGAAGATAACATCAAAGCAGGGAAGGCACAAGAAAACAGCATAGCAGAAAACCGTAAAGCCTACAACGCTTTATACAATCAACTTTTGCAAACAGCGAAGCCAACTAAAGAGCAAATCGCAACCGCTAAACAATTAAATACGGTACTAAAAGAACAAGAGGCGGCACTAGGTAACACATCACGCAATGTGGGCAATTACGGTCAAGGGTTTGATGAGTTAACTGGGAAACTGACAAGCATTGTGCCAGGATTAAAAGGCTTTCAAACAGCACAAGCAGGGGTTAATGCAGTGATGAATGCAAACCCTATTGGGGCTGTTGTAATGTTGTTTACGGCACTACAAGAAATACTAGGAAAGAACGCAGAAGTAGCAGACCAATTAGAGTTTGCAATGGCAGGTATTAATAAAGTATTTTCGGTTGTAGTTGATTTAGTTGTTGATGGTGTAAAGCAATTTGGATTTCTTGCAGACGCATTTGACAAACCAGGCGAAACAATAAAAAAGTTAGGTACTATTCTACAAGATAACTTACTAAACAGATTTAAGGCATTAGGCGGCTTTGTGGAAGCAATATCACAAGTATTTGAGGGTAACTTTTCAAAGGCGGCAGAAACGGCTTCAAATGCAGCGTTACAATTAGGTACTGGCGTTGTTGGTTTAGGTAGTAAAATTAAAACAGCATATCAAGAGGGCGCAAAGGCTGCAATGATACTTGATGACTTGAGCGAAACTATCGGACGCAATGAATTAGCTATTGAAAAAAATAACATTGTTATTGAGAATAATAAAATATTGTTAGCGGAAAAAGGCAAGGCAGACGAGGTAAGGAGAAAGGCAGCAGAAACAATTATAAAATTAGAGGAAGAAAACGCAGCTAAACGAGTAAGCATAGCAAGGACTGAACTACAAGCGTTAAACGAGGAATTAAAAGGGCGGACTTTAAGTGGTGAACAAAAGCTACAAATACTAAGGGCAGAGGCTAAAGTTGAAAAAGAAACGGCTGATGGTATAGCTGCAACACGAAAGGCACGAGTAGAAATAGAGAAGTTGCTAAACGGTGAAACAAAAGAAGAAAGTAATAAGCTAATTGAAACTAAGAATAAAGAAAAGGACGCTTTATTAAAGATTGATGAGGAGTATAACGAAGCAATCAAAAAGCAACAAGAGGACAAAGTAAAGGCTGATGAAAAGCGAATGGCAGACGAGGCTAAAATGTTTGAGCAAAGTCAAGCCGCACAACAAGCAAGATTAGATGCAAGTATAGCAGCACAACAAAGAGAAGCAGACGAAAGCGATAGAATACAACAAACTAAATTTCAAGTGGCTTCTCAGTTTGCTAATGCTATTTCATCTTTAGTTAGCGCAACTGGTGAACAAGGCGCAGCCGCAGTAGCTTTTCAAAAACTATTAGCTTTATCTCAAATCGCCATTAGTACTGCTCAATCTATTGTGGCAGGTATAGCAGGTGCTACAACAAGTGCAACGGCAACAGGTCCAGGTGCATTTGTGGCTACTCCAATATTTATAGCGTCAACCATCGCTACTATCTTAGGTGCAGTAGCAAGTGCAACGGCTTTATTGAAACAAGCACCAACACCAACTGCCCCTAAGTTCGCCACAGGTGTAATCGGATTAGATGGACCAGGAACAGCAACGAGCGACAGCATAGACGCAAGGTTATCACGAGGTGAAAGTGTAATGACAGCAAAAGCTACGGAGCGATTTGCACCAGTATTAGCGCAGATGGAGTTAGCGGTTGGTAATAGACCAAACTTCCAATTAGGCAATAGAAAATTCGCCACAGGATACATACCAACAACGGACGGAGGGTATAGCGATAGGGCAATGAGTAACGAGGTGAACAACGCTAATACAATGGCGAAAATGTTTAGCGATAGCATAGCGAAAATGCCACAGCCGAAACTTGTTTATGACGAGTTCACTAATTTTGTGAACAACCGTAATCAGTCGGTTAACTTATCGGAGTTGTAAATTTCATTATACTTCTCAATAGCCGCTTCCCTCACAAACTTCGCCACACTTGTATTTGACTGCGGAAGTTGGCAATGATTTTCTAAGCGTTTCCACCAATAAGGCGTGAACTGCGTTTTGAGTTGTTTACTATACTTTTCTGCTTCGTCTTTTTTACTTGCCATTTGCAATAGTTTTGGTTAACTGACTAGGAATAAACAAGGCTATAATGAAAAACAATCTAACCCACTCAGACCATTGCAAAGGGTTAAGATTAGCACCAATAAAGGCGCAAAGTAAATAGCATAGTACGAACGTAACTGATGCGCTGATGTATTTGTTTCGGATTGACATGGTTAAAAAGTTTAGGACAAACATAGTTTGATTTTAGGACAAAAACAAATTGGCTTTGATATTCTCCCTTTTTTTGTACTATGAACAGCGCAACGCTTTACATTAACGGTTATATCGGTCAGCAAGGTTTCTTTGATGAAGCGTCTTTCGACTTGACTACGTTAAACAATTTCCTTGACCAGCACCAAGATATTGAAGAACTAAATGTGTTTATCAATAGCGGTGGCGGTTCAGTAACAGAAGGCTTTGCAATTCATGACCGTTTAATGTCTTTGCCGTTTACGGTTAACACAATAGTGAACGGTATGTGTGGCAGTATCGCTACGGTGATATTCCAAGCAGGTAAAAAGGGCAAAAGAAAAATGTACGCAAACAGCGAGTTCTTTGTTCACAATCCTTTTTGGATGCCCGATGCACCAAACGCAATGGAAGCAAAAGACTTGGAAGCACTAGCCGAAGATTTGAAACGTGCGGAAAATAAGATAGTTAATTTCTACTCAACTATCACAGGCAAAAGCACCGAAGATTTGAAACCAATCTTAGACCGTCAAACAACACTAACAGCAAGTGAAGCAATAGAACTAGGATTTGCAGATGAAATCATGGGCGGTGAAATTAAGGCGTTCACCAAGTACAAAATAGCAGCGTATTTATCTAATCAAAATAAAACAATTAACATGGCAGAACAAACCGAAATCAAAGCCGAGTTGACAGGAATAAAATCTTTCCTTGCAAAACTCACATCAAAACTTTTTAAGGCAGCAATGACCGAAACTATTGACGGCAAAGTAATCCACTTTGATGGCTCAACACTTACCGAAGGCACTTTGGTATTTGAAGACGAAACAATGTTGACACCTTTAGCAGATGGTGACTACGTTGTAGATACAGCTACTTACACCGTAGTTGGTGGTGTGGTTACAGCAGTAACAGAAGTTGAAGTAGAAGTTGAAGTTGAAGATGCAAAGCTAAAAGAAGCAAACGCAACTATCGAAGATTTGAAAGCGCAACTTGCCGCTAAAGAAGAAATCGTAAACGAAAAAGAAACTTTGATTAACGACACTAAGAACGAAATCGTTGCACTTGCAACAAAGGTGAAGTCTTTTGAAGCGTTACTTGTAACTGGCAAGAACTTCAAAGCCGAAGCAGGTCAGTCAAACAACACTAACCAAGATGCGCCTAAACTTTCAGCAATGGAAGTAATCGCTAAACGTAGAGCCGAAAAGGAAAACAAATAAATTAATAAACTAAAAACAAAAACAATAAGACATGGCAAACGCAGTAACAGCACTACCAGCAAACGGTTCGATACCATATGAGGTATTCTATAAACCGCTATTGAACGACCCAAAGATTAACGCTTTACCGTTCACAATTCACTTTGGTAAAATCGGCAAAGAACTCTACTTTGATGCTGAATTTACCGATGCACCAACTATCAAGGCAACTTGTGGATGGGATTACAAAACAGGAACGCCAATCACTAAAAAGGCACTTGACCCTTATGAGTTGGATTTCTCTTTTGAGCAATGCTACACCGACTTTGTAAAATCTATTTGGGGCGATAGCCTTCCAGATGGTTGGAGAAAAGGTGAACTTACTCCAGAGATTGTTGACCGTATCGTGACTAAGCAGTCAAACGCTTTCAACACTAACTTACTTTACGCTTTATTCCTTGCTGACACTTCATCTACTACTAACTTCCTTAGCGGTATGGATGGAGTTTATCAAAAACTTTTAGCAGGTGTAGCCGCAAATGACGGAACGGTTGATGCAGGTGCAATCACTGACAGCGATTTGTCGTTGACAAACATCGAAGGTACTTTGTATGGTATCTATACATCGCAAAGCGATTTGCTTAAAACTTTTGACAACGGAACTAAGGCGTTCATCGTTACTCAAAAAGTTTACGAAGCATGGTCTCGTTTCTTACAAGTAAATACTGCGGTAGGTGGTAACTTAATTGACAGAGCATCTATCCAAAACGGTGTTACTGGTATCTCTTATCAAGGCATCCCAATGATTAACGCTAACTACGTTGACAGAGGATTGGCACTTTATGGCACAGCAGGTTCACCTCCAAGTGTAACTGACCCGAACCGAGTTATCTTGACTTTGCCTACAAACCACCACATCATGATTGACGGTAGCGGTTTTGAAAGTATCGAGCCATTCTACGACCGTAAAGAGGACAAAGTATTTTCACCAGCTAGTGCCATGATTGACTACCAATACGGCTACGGTGACTTGAACGTAATCGCAGGTTTCTAAAAAAAATTAAGGGGGTGCAAATCCCCCTTTTAATATTCAAAAAATAAAACAAAATGGCAGATTGCATTGACATATTAGAAAGCATCGGACAAGGATGCGAAAAAGAAAACCAAGTTGGCGGTGTAAACCGTAGAGTTTGGGTAACGCAAAAGAGCCAAGTCGTAAGCACTACAACTGACGCTAACGGATACGTTAACACCATTACAATGGGGGTTGACAATTCGAGCGATGCTTATAAGTTGATTACGGTTACAGGCAAAGACTACACTCACAACGGTGTTATTGAGGGCGTGATTGGTGATAATACCAACACATTTAACCACAGCGCAGCGATTAAAATCTTCACAGCTACACCTGCTGAACGTGAAGCAGTTGAGACTTTGTTTAAAGCCAAAGATTTGATTGTTATTTTCCAAAACGAAAACGACCAAGTTGAAGTTTACGGATTGGACAAAGGATTGAAAGCATCGGCATTCGCAGGTGGTACTGGAACGGCTTTACAAGATGACACAGGAATGTTATTGACTTTGAGTGGCGAACAACGCTACTTGCCTAAATACTTCTTAAATGGAGGTTCTTTGGCTACGTCAATCGCTTACTTGGACAACATCAGCAAAGCAGTAGTTTAATTCTTCTCGCTCCCTTAGTTGCATAAACTTTAGCCACTTTCGAGTGGCTATTGTTTTTTAAATACGTTTGTCTATATTTGTACAATGGAAGTGAGAAGCCTATCTTTTTTAAATGAGTTAAACGAGAATGTAATCTCAAAAGGTAGCGTCAACAATTTAAGCGGAGTAACTATCCGATACTACTATACACTAATTTTCAATAAGAAATTAAAAGGTAATTGCAGTTCATGTTTGGTTGATGCGATGGTTTCCATGCGCAAATATTACACGACTAATATAGCGAAGTATAATAGTAGCGATGCAGAGATTTTAAAGGTAAATAAATACGCTTTGACTAAAGCACTGATTGAGTTTAAGGCGCAGGAGAAATATGAATTGTGCGAGTTCATAAAAGATAGAATTGACATTTACAAAAAACTGATATGAGCGAAATCGAAAAGTATAGACATTGGCTTTTAAGTTTGACAAGGTTAGCCACACTTAAACACTTTCCTAGTATTTACGAGGCTACGGATAAACGCTTTGAACGAATAAAAGCGGATGAAGTTTCCAATGGCGTGGCGTTCGTTTGGTATTTTAAAGACATGGAGTATATCGGTTGTGACTTCGATACATTTTGTAATAAGAAAGATGGGCATGGAGTAACGCAATTAGAGCATAGCGTCAAACTATTTAGCGGTGAAGTAAAAAACATATTTGCATGAAAAAAACAATCATAACCAGAAGCGCAAATGATAAACTTTACAGCCTATCAAAATCATTATGGCGTGATGACAATACTTTCGTAAGGTTGCAACAGTTCACGGGATTTCATGGTGCGCTTACCTACTTGCTTCACATACTTGAAAACTACAACGGCATAATCGTAAACGCTGACGAAGATTTCTTTGTGACCAATGAGGACTTAATTGACCAAGTGATTGCTGACATGACACGAAATGACTTTGCGTATTGTGGTGTGCCCGATAAGGGAGTGATTAGCCACAGAGAGAAATCATTCTTCCACGTCAATCCGTTTTTTAATGTATTTAACGTGGACATGATTAAAACTAAGTTGTCAAAATTTGACAACTCAAAGGTTTATGAGTACGCAAACCAGTGTGAAAAGAATGGCAATGTAGATGAACCGTTTGCAGGGTTATTTTATTGGCTACATTTGAACTTCAAACACGCTAACTTTACCAAGATAACTTCAACAGATGGGATTAGCACCGTCATAAACATCAATGACAAACCGATTGGCATTCATTCGTGGTATAGTCGTGAGTATGGCAAAGACGTGAAGCAGACCGAGCGAATTGATAAGTGCCTAGAGTGGGCAATAATTAACCGTAACCAAACCAATTAAATATAATATGAAAGCACAATTTGTAATAACTGACATTGAATGGCTATTTAAGCAACATGATGAAGAAAATAAAATTAGTGAAATTATGACTAAAAATAATTGGAATTTTGAGTATCATGAAGCAACTAAAGATATAGAACTAGATTTTCCCATAACTATCGACCAAGACATTTGGGTGGATGGGTTTGAAGATATTTTTAAAATAGAAGAAATATGCTTTATGGTTGATGAAAATAAAACTAAATATTTTTTATTCTATAACCAATGAAATTAATAGTTCCATACCGAAACAGACTTGACCACCTTAAACAATTTGTGGAACACTACAAAGGGTTTGATATTTTAGTAGTGGAACAAGCGAATGACGAACTATTTAATCGTGGTAAGTTGCTCAATATAGGCTTTAATGAGTGCAATGATAAAACGGTTTGCTTTCATGATGTGGATTTGTTAGCCGAAAGCCTAGCGCATTACAAGCAACCTATTGATGGAGCGGTTCACTTTAGCGGTTTATGTGAGCAGTTCAACTACAAAGTACCTTACGATACTTGTTTTGGTGGCGTAACAGCGTTTACAGAGGAGGCGTTTCTAACTTGCAACGGCTTCTCAAATAATTATTGGGGTTGGGGTGGCGAAGATGATGACTTATATACCCGAACAAAGCTAAACAACATCCGCACTAAATTCGAGTTGCATAGATACAAGTCACTAAAGCACGAAAAGCAACCCATTACAAGCGAATATAAGGCGAATAAAGAGCGATTGAATAGAACACAGCACACATGGGCGTTTGACGGCTTAAACAGCCTACGTTACAAGATAGTGGAACGTGGCGAGATTTGCGGTGTGGAATTAATTAAAGTAGATTTGTAAACAATAAAATCAAAATATGATACCTCAAAAATTTAAACTCAAAAAAGACGTTGGTTCTATCGTGTTCCGAGCAGGAACGCAAATTGTTTCTATCACTAAAGAAACGCAAATCAGCGAAGAACTTTACAACTTATGCTGTAAGTTTGGCAAGTCGCATTGCTTTGACATTATGGGCGAAGAAAAGGGTCAAAAAAAAAGCCTATCAACATCCCAGTTCCCAGCGTCTTTATCAACCTTGAACGAAGTGTCGACAGACGAGAGCGATTTACCGTTAGTGCCAAACAAGAGGCTAGAGGATGTTTCTATTCCACAGCCAAAGAAAAGGGGAAGACCCTTCAAGTCGAAAGACTAATTGCCGTTGATGGTAAGGAAATAGTTTCACCAATACAAGGTGTAACAAATAATGAATATGCTTGTATTCAAAGCCACTTAAACGCTATTAAACTAGCTAAAGAAAGAGGCTATGAATGCATCGCTATTTTTGAAGATGATATAACTTTCGTAAAAGATTTTAAACCTAAGTTTGAAAAGTATTTAAACCAGTTACCAAAAGATTGGCATATACTTTATTTAGGCGGTTCGTTTGGGCGTAACCCTTTTTATTTTAATCAATACTTTACACAGCAAAACCAAACGTGGGGAGCGTTTGCGTACATCGTACACAAGAGAGCGTACAATAATCTAATTGAAATGCTTTCGTGTCCTAAAAAAATAGTTGACGGACACTATATTGACTATCAAAAATCGCACCTTTGCATTAAGCCAAACGAACGGTTAGTGATACATCCAAAAGGGTTTAGCACTATCAAAGAAATCGAGGTTAATTATAAAGGCATACAATGAGCAAACATACACGAACATTCAAAAACATTTTGCCAGTCACTACTGAAAAGAAAGGTGATGGATATTTTCGTTATGGATGGAATGACAATTTGCCTTTAGAATTAATTGAGGCAATCAACAATAGTGGCGTGGCGAAGAAAGCCGCAAAGAAATACGCTGAGTACATTCAAGCGGATGGTTTTGTTTCACCAGTTGCATCAAGTTTCAAAGTAAACTCAAAGCAAACAGCAGATAAATTTGTAGGAATATTTGCGACTTCATGGTCGTATTTTAATGCGGTTGTTATCCATGTTTCAAGACTTGGTAACGGTAGAGTAGGGAAATCTGAAGTGATGCCGTTGCAGAAATTTAGACGTGGAATAAATGGGACTTGGTTTTATAACCCGACAATCCAAACGGATAAATACAGACGAGATGCGTGGGTTGAGTTGCAAGACTTTCAGGGCGAAGTAGCTACATTTGAAGCGATGGATATAAATGTCAATCACTTTGGTGGGCGTGGTGAAATACTTTATGTTTATAATGGCAATCCGTTTGATAGTGGGCATTATGGACTTCCCGATTATTTAGCCGCATTTGAAGATTTAAAAACGTCAAGTGAGTTGAGTAAAATGGATTATGAAGCCGTATTGAATGGCTTTGTTTTGGGTGGTATCATGACTTTTAGCGGAGTAAATGAAACAACGGAAGGCGAAGATGGATTAACAGACCGTCAGCGTGTAGAAGAAGCAATGACGCAGTTCACAGGCTTACAGAAAAATAAAGATGGATTGACTTCACGTTTCGGAGTTTTAGCGCACTTTGTTGAAACACCCGAACAAGCTCCAACGTACACAGCAACCGACCCGAAGCCAATACTAGAAGCATCAAACACGAAGCGTGATATTATAGAGCGTTCTATTTGCCGTTTATTTGGCGTTCATCCAGTGTTACTAGGTTACAGCGAAGCAGCAGTTTTAGGAAACACAAACGCAATAGAACAAGCACGAAAAGAATTAAGAGAAGCGGTTAAACCAGTGCAGGGGTTAATTCAAGAAACAATGGCTACAATGTACGGCAGTAGTATAGATTGGACTTTGAGCGAGTATGGTATTGTTAACACTCAAATAAATATGCCAAATGTTCCCGAATAATAAAGCATGGATAAGCGTAGTGGATATTACACCGTTCTTTGCGGTGTTAAGTCCGAATACACCAACAGCACAGATAGAGCAACAAGTGATATTAGCGCAGACGTTGGACGTTAAGAACGAACTACCCAAAGAATTAATTGAAGATATTAATAACGCTATACTAGCGAACCCACAGCAATACAGAACGAATAGAACCTATGTTGAGGGTGATAAAGTATTTTACAATGGCGTTTATTACATCGCATTAGATGCCATCGCAGTAAATGAAGCACCACCAAGCGCAGATTGGGGGAATTATGAGTTGATGAACTTCTACAATGTGTTTGTGAAGCGTTGGTTAGCAGGTTGCACCATGAAGCGATACATGCCTTATTTAGGTTTGCACGGTACGCAATGGGGATTAGAGCAGTTTCAACAAGAAGGGTTCGGTCAAGTGAGCGACAAAAGACGTGCCGAGTTGCTTAATTCAATAGCAGGTCAGACATCAGCCTACGCAAACGAAATGATTAACTATTTAAACGATGTTAATTGGACACTTGATGGCGTAGTTTACGAGCGTGATACACTTTGCAAACAAGTGAAAAGCAAATTGCCATTCAGCATTATTGGTGCAGGGGTGAAGAATAGAAAATATTACTTTGACGAAAACAACAGACGCATAATATGGGAGCAGTAAAACAATTAGTGCAGGGTGAAGACTTGACCATTAACATTCAGTTAGTTGATGAAGATGGCAACCCTATCCAAATAAGCAACTGCGAGGACGTTATTTTGTACCTATACCAAAGACGTGAAAACATTTTAGTTGAAATAGCACTAAATGAAATGGAAGTTGTGAGCAGTTTATTGGGTAAGGTCAAAGCGATTGTTTTGGGTGCGAGTTCTAATTTTATTGCAGGGCGTGTCTATGCTGAAGTAGTGGCTAAAGTAGATGATGCTGACTTTGACGCAGGATTTAAGGTCAACAAAATAACCGACATTGTTTTATGTGATGTAATAAATTCGGTTAGCAATGATAATTGACATAGTTTGTACCTTTAGCGCAACAACTATCCAAGCGGAAACAAAAAGCGTTTCACTTGTGTTGACGTTTCCAGCTACTCAATTACCTAGTAACATTTGCGAAGACGTTAGAGATTGTTTAGGTATAAGCGAAAGTGGCGAAGATGATTACTTTCTAAACGAGCAAGGTGATTGGGTGCAGGTGCAAGGCGGTGGCGGTGGAAATCAAACACTAAATGAAGTTTTAGTCGAGGGCAATGAAACAGATGGGGAAGATATATTGATTTCAGATGGCGACCAAATACAATTTGATAATTACTCAAGAATAAGAAAGGGTTTAACCGATGCAGGAAATGGGGGTGCAAAAGGAGTTGCGCTAGTTTGTTCATTAGACTACGAATTGAAATGGGAAGCAGGGCGTTTGTACACGATGCAACAAGATGGCTTTACCATTCGAGAAGTGAGCCATAACTTCACATTTACACCAACGGCAAATGATGACATCACTAAAGGGTTTGTTATTGGGTCAAGATGGATATTAGACAATGGTGATGTTTATGTTTGTAGTGATGAAACAGCAAGTGCAGCAGTTTGGGCGTTGCAAGTTGCTAGTGTTCCAACACTTCAAGAAGTAACAGACGAGGGGAGTATAACAACGAACATGATAACCGTAGGTGATACGGCAGGGATTTATAGCGAAGTTGCAGATAGCTATGTTGGAACGGCAAACGATGCAAATGACACTTATGCTTACATAGGTAATGACGGTTCTTTAGGATTAGGAAACGGAACACACGAAAGTAATTTAAAAAACACAGCGGCAACTACTACTGGCATTATATTAGAGTTCCCGAATAAAGCGGCAGGGAGTTACACCATTGCGACTACTGGCGACATTCCTTCAATAAGCGGATTAGTGCCATACACAGGTGCAACACAGAATGTTGATTTAGGTACTTACAATTTAATTGCAGACCAAGTAGCGTTAAATGTAAGTCCGAATGGAACATTAGCCGTTGGGATGACAGAATGGAATAACACTTTAGGAAGTTCGCAAACGCTTCTAAAAGGCGGTTCAGTAACTTTGAAGAATGGCGTTGACTTAGTAGCTAGGGTGGTCAATAAAGTTTCACCGAACACTACACTAACTAAAGCCGCTTATCAAGTGGTAAAAATATCGGGAGCGCAAGGGCAAAGGTTAGCAGTTGATTTAGCACAAGCTAATAACGATAACAACAGCGCAGATACGTTGGGTGTTGTAACCGAAACAATAGCAGCAAATCAAGAAGGGTTTATTATGACCGTTGGGCAATTAGAAGGTATAAACACGACTGGAAGTTTGCAGGGCGAAACGTGGGCAGATGGAAATGTTCTTTATTTAAGTCCAACGGTTGCAGGGCGAATAACAAATATAAAACCAACAGGAGCGACAGGGCATATAGTCGTTATTGGTTACGTGGAATATGCACACGCTAACAACGGCAAGATTTACGTCAAGATTATGAACGGTTGGGAGTTGGACGAGTTGCATAATGTTTATATAGACACAGGAACATTAGCGAATAATGATGCTTTGATTTATGAAAGTTCAACACAACTTTGGAAGAACAAAACAATAGCAACAGCTTTAGGCTTCACACCCGAAAACGTAGCGAATAAATCAGATAGCTTTACTGCTTCAAGTTCTACAACATACGCAAGTACAAAAGCGTTAGTAGATGGTTTGGCTACAAAACAAGGTACTTTAGCATTGTCTGTTATTGGAGTACCCACCACAAACATAACGGCAACTGGGTTATCGGTTGAAACGGCATTGCTAGTAATCCCATTACCAGTAAATAGCAATAACTATTTGTTTAGGTTATCGTATTTACTTAGAACCACATCAACACCTGTGCTACTTATGAGAATAGGCACAACGGCATTACCTATAAATGGCAATGTTGGTGCAAATAGCATAGGACAGCAAACACAATTAGCCACATTTACACCCGTAAGTACAAACATTAATACATATATCCGAAACTTTCAAATACAAGGCGGTTCAAGTGGTACTTTGGTTGGGCGTTCATTTACACAGAACGTAAGTACAGATGAGGTTACTCCATCGGGATTATCAACATTGACCGTAAATACAACCGTTCAGCAGTATTTATATATTAGTTGTGCGCTTATTTCAGTAGGGCAATCGGTTACTCTTTATGGTGGTTTTACTCAACAAATTAAAATGAACTAAGATGCCTATACTAATAACTGAAAATGGGACAACAGAAGTAAGCCAAGATGTAATTGATAATATAAACAATGCTTGGAGCAAAGAAGCGCACCTTGCTGAAATAAACGCTTTGCATGAAGAAGAATTTAAACGTAGGTTATTAGCTGCTGAATACGTTGGTGAGTGGGAATTAAGCGCAGTTTTAGCGGACAGCGAAAACGAATATTTTGATGAAGCGGTTTTGATAATTAACTATTGGTGGAACGGTTGGGATGCAATAAAAGCATACAGCGAAACCGTAACGGAGGAAAACTTTATTGACCCTCAAACATTCGTAGATAATTTATGATAGACTACAAACTACTTTCTTCAAAATACGGTGGACTGGCTTTAGCGGCAGTATTAACTTATTTAGCACCATTACAATCAACATTGTTTGTTGTGGGTGCAGTTAGTTTAATTGACTTTATTACAGGCATTATGTCGGCAAAGACAAAGCACGAACTAATTACATCAAACAAAATGATTAGAAAGTTTTATGCGGTTCTATCTTACTTTTTAGCTATACTAATCGCTCATGTGATTGGGGGTTATTATGGTGATGCCGACTTTATGGTCAAAGCGGTTGTGGCTATTATTGCAGTAAGTGAATTACAAAGCGTAAGAGAGAATATAAAGGGCGTTACTAACTTGGATATATTGAAGCCTTTGATTAATATGTTGGAACGCAAATCGGAATAACTATGCAGATAAGCAAATATGTAAGCCTAAAAGAAGCAACGAAAAGCGACTATGCTATTCGCAAACAGATTAACAACATCCCAGATGATGGGCAGTTAGTAGCCATGAAGAACGTAGCTACAAATGTATTCGATAAAGTTCGTGAACACTTTGGCAAACCGATTGGTATTAGTTCTTTTTTTCGCTCCAAAGAAATAAACAAAGCTATTGGCGGTTCGATTAATAGTGACCATTGTAACGGTTGCGCTATTGATATTGATGCTGACATATTCGGGGGCGTAACGAATAAACAAATCTTTGAGTTTATTGAAAGTAGTTTAGATTTTGACCAGTTGATTTGGGAGTTTGGAAATAGTAGCGAACCTGCATGGGTTCACGTTTCTTTGAGGGCAAACGGTGTTAACCGTAGGCAAGTATTGGAAGCCGTTAAGATTGGCGGCAAAACACATTACAGAAATAAGCAATGAGAGAGCACCCTTGGATAGTGGCAATCTACGCCATGTTTCTTTTGATATTGATATTGACCAGTTTATCCTATTGCGGTGGGCAAACAGACGCTAAGATGGATGCTAGGGATATTCTGATTGAAGAACAGGAAGAATACATTAAACGGTTAGAAAGTGCGATTGATGTCAGCCAAGCCAACGAACTAAAAGCCATTAAGAAAGCCACAGGATTGAAACACGATTTAGAATTAAAACAATACAGCTATGACAGCCTTCGCAAAGTTAAACCGAAAGTTATTTATCGAAACCTTAATGTTAGTGATGATAGCCTCACAAGTATATGGGCAAGTCAAATCAGATAGCATACTTGTAAGTCGTATTGACTTAATTAAACAAATCGAACTAAACGACAGAAACAAAGCGGAACTAAACCACTGGAATAAAGTCATTAGCGTGGCAGATAGCGTGGTTTTAGCTTCACGTAGGTATATTGCTTCACTCGATACCATTATAGCTTTAAAAAACGAAACAATAAGCCTACTCACTTTAGCTAAAGACATTGCCATTGATAATCGCAATGAATTAAAGAAGCAACTAAAGCTACAAAAGCGGAAAACATTAATAAAATCGGTTGGATGGGGTGTTGGTGGTGTAGGTTTGGGCGTTATTTTGGGCGTAACTGCGGTTATTTTAGCCAAATAATTATTTTTTTTAGGGTATTTTTTTAATGGTTTTTCATTGTGTAATTGCTTTTTGCTAAAAAAAAAGTTTAAAAAAAGTTTGGAAAATGTTTTTTTATTCAAAAAGTGCATTTATATTTGCACTATAATTATTAACCAAAACAAAAAACAAACCTATGAAAACAATCGCACCAAACACAACTATCACTGCAAGATTTGTAACTGATGCTGACCTACGCCCACAAATAAAAGTAGTTGAGCGAGTTGACCGTGAAAAATCTTCATTTGTAACTATGCTAATTAACGGTGAACTTGTAAAGCGCAAAATACACACCGACTATGAAAAGGAATATGTTTTCCCTTATGGCAAATATTCAATGGCACCAATCGCATATTAATAACTAACCAAAACCAAACCAACTATGAGCCAACTACAAAACAGGCGTGACAAAGTGCAACGCCTAACCAACCAAGCACTAAAAGACAAGATGCACCACAAATACATGCAAGGGGTGTACATCCTAAACCAAATCGCAATTCGCGAACTGCAATTATTTTCTAACCGTATAAACAACTTAAACAAATGCTAACAAACAAACAACTGAAAGAACTTTGGTCAGACTTGACAAAGTACAATGTCACAATCGCACAAGTGGCTAAAGCACTAGGCGTGAGCGAAACAGCCGTCTATAATATTCTAAACGGCAAAACCAAAAAAGCGCACGAAGCAATCAAGCAAATGATTGAAATGCGCAACGAGGCGAAAACATCATGGTTAAACTTTTTAAATTCTACAAAATGAGCAATACAATAGAGGCGTACAGCTACCTAAAAGACAGAACAGAAAGTGAAGTCGAAATGGCTTTGAATTACTTTAATAGCCGAATATTAGCGGCTAAAAAGCATCGCACAGGCAATCCATGGCTACCCGAAACAGTCCCAATGATGGAACAAGGCGCACGAACAGCGATGGAGATTTTAGATAACCTAAAAAAATTAAAGCCATGAAGTTCATCCTGCACATTATAAAGAATTGGAACGAAGTTAATCCAGTCATTCAGTTGCTTATTTATGCTACAATAACAAGCGGAGGAATTGCTTTGCTTTGTTGGCTGAAAGGCATATAAAAAAAGAGGACGGTAACCAGCCGTCCAAGTTTTAACCAAATACCCTATGAAAAGTATTAATACAAAAGTAAACAAATAAACCAAACTATGAAAAAATTTGAAATTGAACTTAATGGCAACCTTTATTGCGGATGGTACGAAGTAGCCGACAAACAACTATTCCTGCACAACGTCACCAAATGGTTACAAAATGTAACCATCTCAGAAGTTAAAAGTCCAAGCGAATTAAAGCAAGTTGAAGAAGCGATTGAGAACGGCAAAGATAGCGATGACATAGCTGAGGAACGCCAAGAGATTTTCTTTATTAAGAACGGCAGAATGCCAGAACGTGAGTATGACTGCTAACGTGATGCAGCTATGCGCTCGTTTTAATGGCGCATATGTGCTGTTAGCTGCTGTTTTTTTTCTCTTTGATTATCAGCACTTTAAAAAATAATTTGAAAATAACTTTGAAAAAGTTTGCGCAATCAAAATAAGCGTTGTATATTTGTATCAGATTTAAAAACAAACACAATGACAAACTTAGTAAAAGATAGCCAAAGCAGAATAGTAAGATACGGTATGAAATGCTTTCAAATTATTGATGGTATGAAATGTTATGCCTTTGCACACGCAAACAAGAAAGGGAACACTCTTGTAATAAGTGAAGCATTTAATACTTGTGTTGATGCTAACGGACAAAGCGTATCAGGAACTTATAAAATTGTAAGTGTAGGAACTGGTAGAATAGCAGAAGTAGTTTGCGAAAAATTATAGTCAAATAATACGATAAATGAAAAATATAGTATCTAAACACGATAAAAGTAAAAATACAAGGGGAGGCACTCGACAAGGTTCGGGTGCTAAACCTAAATATAACGAACAAACTAAAACTGTTGCTTTTCGCTGTCCATTGTCAAAAGTTAATGAACTGAAATTTATTGTCAAGTCTAAACTTTCGGAATGGTCGGTAAAATAGCAGCTAACTCGTAGATATATGAAACTTTGCCCACTAAAAATAATCTTCAAAAAAACTTTAATTTTAATTTATTTTTATATTTTTGCATATCACTAAACCAAACCACTATGAACAAACTCCAAATCATTCAAGACATACTAGGCGATAAATTTACGCCAATAGTAAGTTGCTCAAATGTTGAATTTTATTATGCTAAACCAAAATGCAAAACGTGGGTAAGTTCGCACAGCCTAAGCGATATAATCAATAAAGCAAAATCTTACAACGTAAGAATTGCAGTTGATTTTTATTACGGTCAATTTGATTTCTTTTTTAACAATTAAACCATAAACAAATGTCAGACAAAACCTACATCAACGGACTATTTATCAAAGTCAAAGAAACCAAATTCGGTGAAGTGGTGAGCGTATCAATAAACGCCAAAACACTAATCCAGGAACTAAACAAACATACCAACGCCAAAGGTTACGTGAACATTGATTTGCTTAGACGTAAAGAAGCAGACAAACAAGGTAACACACATTATGCGGTGCTAAACGAATGGCAACCTAAAAGCGATTACAAAGCACCAGCAACGTCAGCGAATACAACTGATGACGATAGCGGACTTCCATTTTAATTTTTAACCAACCAAACCAAATAAACCTATGAAAACATCACCAACAATTACAAAGATTGCTTCCGCTTTATTGAAAGCACAAGGCGCAATGGGAACAGCGATTAAGGATGCTAAAAATCCATTTTTCAAAAGCAAGTACGCAGACCTTAACTCTATTCGTGAGGCGTGTATGCCATCGCTTCAAACCAACGGCATAACGCTATTACAGCCAACAATTACGATTGATGGCAAGAATTATGTTGAAACTATTTTAATCCACGAAAGTGGCGAGTGGATGAGTTGCGAAACTGAAATACTATTCGGCAAAAAAGATGATGCACAAGCGCAGGGAAGCGGCATTACTTACGCAAGACGTTACGGAATGCAATCATTTCTAAACGTAGGTGCAGATGATGATGATGGCAATATAGCTTCACAGCCTAAACCAGTTGCCAAACCATTCTTAGAACGTGCAACGATTGACTTCGCCAACGTCACCAACGCTTTACTGCAAGGCAAAGCAACTATCGAGGACGTTAAAAAGAAGTTTCAGTTACTTGAACCAATAGAAAATGAATTGTTGAACCTAAAAGTTAAAAAGTAATGAGAGCGTTATACCACATCGACCAGGAACTACAAGCCATAAATGATGAATTAATCGCATCACAAGGCGAAATAACAGACGAATTGTTTAATAAGTTAGCAATCACTCAAACCGAGTTGGCGGAGAAATCCGCTAACTACGGATTGGTGATACTATCCAACGAAGCAGACAGCAAAGCTATTGACGCTGAAATAAAGCGATTAAAGGCTATGAAAGACGGAATAGATAGTGCAACAGCTAAACTAAAAGAAACTATCGGATTTGCCATGCAGAAATACGAATTGAGCGAAGTAAAGACACCACTAGTGAAAATGTCTTTCCGTTCGTCAAAGTCGGTGCATATTAGCGATGAAAGTCTTTTAGATGCTAAATACTTTGACTACAAACCAACGGTGAACAAAACAGCGATTAAAAGCGATATTGAAAGCGGTGTACTTGTTGAAGGTGCAACCATTATTGAAAAGCAAAATCTGCAAGTAAAATGAGTTACAGACGAGACTTCACAAAGCCATACCATGTTGAACTAATTGCCAACAAGAAAGCATTTGAGATGCGAAAAGTTGGCACCGACTGGGAGGAGATACGCAAAACTTTAAACATTTGCTTTGAAGAATTACGACACATTATTGCTAATTATAACCAAATAAACCAAGCCAAACAAAATGACACAGCAACAGGAACAACTACTGAACCAACTGACAGCATCAATCTTCCGACAACTATACTACTCGAAGATGCTGAACATTGAACATGAATACTATTTAAAACTAAGCGCAAGTAGTGGCGTTAAAAACGTCTTACATCGTTTGAAAGTTGCCTACACCACAGGCGTTAATCAATTACTTTCGTATGTTGGTATTGAAAGCCAAAAGGTAATCCGAGCCGAAATCGAAAACAGCGATGAGAAAATAAGAGCAGTGACCAGCATCAACGAACGAATGTTTTTCTTACCTACTGATAAGGTTTTGGAACTTGAAAAAGATTTTACAGAGTTAATTAAGGTGAAGTATTAATCATTGATTACTTGACCATTCACTAACCCTCGACCAGAAATCGGGGGTTTTTTATTTGCGCCAATTATTCACCTGCTTTTCCTATTTTCTTTTATAGAAATCACGTTTTTTAAAAAACACGTTTTTTCCAGAGGTTTTCCCGAAAATAATCGGATTATTGGCGCAAAACTATTTAAGCAGTTGAAAATCAATATTTTATGAATTTGTTAAATTGGCGCAAACGTGCCGCAAAAAATATATTTTACAAATAGTTTGTTTATTAATTGTCAATTTATATTTTTGCCACTGTATATGCAAGATACAATTCCAAACTTATTGCCTCATCGAATACTTGTGCTTGCATCACTTGTATTCTTTGGGGCACTTTTTTTCTACTATGGTTTCAATATTTAAATCGGTAACAGACGTTGCCAACCCTTTCCAAAGGTCAGTTGACTTTTGCCTAAACAGAATAAAACAAGGCGAAAGCAAAGACAAAGTCCTAAAGTATCGCAAAACAAAAGACGAAAAAGACAAGAAGTCTTTACCAGGTGTTTGCTTTAATGGCACATTCACAACAAGGTCAGTCAGTGGCTTAATCGAACCATCTGGTTTCTTAATACTTGACTTTGATAAATTCAAAACCGAAGCCGAAGCAGTAGAATATAAGAAGCTACTAAGTAATGAACCGTTTGTTTATGCTGCTTTTATTTCACCATCAGGACTTGGTGTAAAAGCATTGGTTAAAATACCAAAGGATGCGGAAAACTTTACTTTATATTTTAACGCTTTAGAAAGTCATTTTAATTGCCCTAACTTCGATAAGTCTTGCAAAGATATATGCCGATTTTGTTTTGAAAGTTATGACCCTGAAATCTACATCAACACAAACGCTATTCAATGGGATGCGATTGAGTTGGAAGAATATAGCGAAATAGGCAAACAGCACGTTGATGTTGTTGTTCCTATGAGTTCCGAAAGTCAAATACTAGATAACCTTTTCAAATGGTTTAATAAAAAGTACAGCCTACAAAACGGAAGCAGAAACAATGACTTGTTTAAGTTAGCAATGGCTTTTAATGACTTTGGCATCAGTAAGCACACAGCACTATCACAGCTATTGAAATACGAAGAAAGCGACTTTGATAGTAGTGAGATTGAGCAGATATGTAATTCAGCCTATAAACGTGGTAAGAATACGTTTAACAGTAGGGTTTTTGAGGATAGTCAAATCCGTTCTTCGATTGAAAAGCAAATACTAAGTGGCAAGAACCCAAAGCAAATCAAAGCATCGCTCCAACGTGATAACATCGAAATCCAAGACTTGGAAACTATTGAACGAGTAAAAGGGTCAATGGAAGTTGATGAGTTTTGGAACATAACCGACAAAGGTCGAATAATATTAAGTCCTTTAAAGTTTAAGAGGTGGCTAGAGCAAAACAACTTCATGAAGTATTACCCAGCTAATGGTAATACTTACACCTTTATCCGTAAGGAACAAAACTTTATTGAGGAAACTAACGAAAAGAAAATCAAAGATTTTGTACTTGATTATTTATTGAGCAATGATAAAATAGGGGCGAAGCCTTATGACTACATTGCAGGAAATCCACAATTTTTTACACCAAACTATCTATCTTTTTTAAAGTCAGCCGACATTCAGCTAAAAGAAGATACACCAACTGAATGTTTTATTTACTATTCAAACTGCGCTTTGAGAGTAACAAAGGATGGAGTTGAACAAATAGATTATTTAGAGTTGGATGGCTATGTTTGGAAGAACCAAATAATAAATCGTGAGTTTACTGAAACAGACCACCACCCAGCTATATTTCGGGAGTTCATTTGGTTAGTTAGTGGCAAGGACATTCAAAAGTACAACACCTTTAAATCAGTAATTGGTTATTTACTGCACACCTTTAAGACATCAGCAAATAATAAAGCGATTATTTTTAATGACGAAACAATAAGCGAGAACCCGAATGGGGGAAGTGGTAAAGGGTTATTTTGGAACGCCATAGCCAAAATGAAAAAGGTCAGCATGATTGACGGCAAAACATTTGAATTCAATAAATCTTTTCCGTATCAAACCGTTTCAACTGATTGTCAGCTATTGGTGTTTGACGATGTTAAAAAGAACTTCAGTTTTGAAAGTCTTTTTAGCTTAATTACTGAGGGTATCACTTTAGAGTACAAAGGACAAGATGCGATTAAACTACCCATCCAAAAAAGTCCGAAAATATTAATTACTACCAATTACACCGTTGGTGGCGTTGGGGGTTCATTTGAGCGTAGAAAGTTTGAGATTGAAATGAGTAGCTACTTTAGCGCAAACCGTACACCATTAGACCACTTCGGTCATTTACTTTTTGATGACTGGAGCGAAAGCGAATGGGCAAGGTTTGACAGCTACATGGTTAATTGTTTGCAGTATTATTTGACAAACGGCTTAGTTCAAAATGAGTTCAATAACCTAGTGGTGCGCAAGTTCATCAAAGAAACTTCATTTGAGTTTTATGAATGGACAAAGGACGGAGCGATAATACACAATGAGCGTATAAATAAAACTACAATTTTTGAAAACTTCACCAACGAGTATCAAGACTATAAAAAGTGGCTAACAAATAAGAAGTTTAAAAAGTGGCTTGAAAGTTATGCAAGGTTTGTTGACCATGATTACAACGAAGGAAAGTCACATCATGAGCGTTGGTTTTCTATTGATTTAAAATTAACCGAAGCACCTTTTTAATATGATACTAAAAATAAAAAAAGCCGAGATTGTTCCAGATAAATACGGAAGTCACATAAAGATAACTATGGTTGGACTTTATGACAAAGATGGCAAATGGATAAGATGGGTTAAATTAAATGATAAGTTAATTGAACAACTATGCAAAGCACATTTTCCCTTAGAGATTATCAATTAGAAGCCGTCACTAAAGGTGGCGAAATATTAAAGGCTAAAGGCTTGTTGATACTTAATTATGAAGTGAGGACAGGAAAGAGCCACATCGCACTATCAATAGGCAGTAACTACTCAAATGTTTTATTTGTAACTAAGCTAAAAGCCATAAGCAGTATTGAGAAAGATTACGCCACAGCAGGTTATACGTATCCGATTACGATAATTAACTACGAGCAACTTCATAAACACAAATCGACTTACGACCTAGTAATCTTTGACGAAAGCCATAGTTTGGCAGCATTCCCGAAACCTAGCATCAGAACAAAACAAGCGAAGCGAATATGTGCAAACGGTTGCAAGGTTATTTTAATGACAGGAACGCTACTACCCGAAAGCAACGCTCAAATCTTCCACCAACTATTTGTTTCAAACTATTCACCTTTTAGAAACTATGCGAATTTCTATAAATGGCATAATGATTTCGGCACTATCAAACTAAAATACACTTCATACGGCACATCAAACGATTACAGCGTGGTTAGCTACGAAAAGGTTATAAAGTACATCGACCCTATAATGTTGACCTATACGCAAAAAGAAGCAGGATTTGTGAGCGAAATAAACGAACACTTCATGACCGTAGAAATGAAGCCGTCAACCTATTCAATTATTGACCGACTAAGTAAGGATTTGATTATCGAGGGTAAAAGCGGAGTTGTTTTAGCTGACACATCGGTCAAGTTAATGCAAAAGGTTCATCAAATGTATAGCGGAACGGTGAAGTTTGAGGACGCCAATCGAATAGACTTTGACGACAGCAAAGCAGTGGCAATAAAACAAAGGTTTGCAGGTAAAAAAATAGCTATATTCTACAAATTTATTGCTGAATTGGACGCTATTAAAAAGCATTTTGACGTTACCGACAACATCGAAGAGTTCAATAATTCAAATAAAACCATAGCTTTGCAAATAATAAGTGGACGTGAAGGCATTAATTTGTCAAGTGCGGAGGCTTTAGTTTATTATAATATTGATTTTAGTGCGATTAGCTACTGGCAATCGAGAGATAGAATGACAACTATAAACCGAAAGCAAAGTGATATATTTTGGGTGTTTGCTAAAGATGGGATTGAGTGGCAGATTTATAAAGCAGTATCTAAAAAAAAGGACTTTGTCCTGCAGACCTTCAAGAAATGGCAAGTAAGCACCAAACCAAAGTCATAAAAGAAATGGAGGCAAAAGGTTACTTTGTGATTAATTTAATTAGGACATCGAAGAACGGCATCCCAGATTTATTATGTTTGAAAGACGGTGAAGCTATCTTTATTGAGTGCAAAGAAAAGACCGACACTTTGAAACCTTTACAGGAGTACCGACTAAAGCAGTTAAATGATTTAGGATTTAAAGCATACGTAAATAAAGCATTATGACAATTAATTACGGTAATTTCGCCACAATTAAATAAACCAGCCAATGGCAAAGCCAACACAACTAGGATTAATCGCAATGAAGTATATTGAGAAGTTTCCAAATAGTAGTAAGAATACTTTAGCCGAGAAAATGTTTAATGAAAATCCATTAGTTTTTAATGATGCCGAACACGCAAGAACCGTTATTAGACACTATACTGGTGCAATGGGTAATAAAACCCGAAAGGCTACTTCACCCAACTTGGCAATGGAAAGTGATTTTAGCGCACAAAACCCATACGGACTTCCCGAAAGCGAAGAAAAGCCAAGCGTGATTTATAAGATGCCAACGGCTAACAACAACATCCTAGTTTTATCCGATGTTCATTTGCCATACCAAAACAACAAGGCTTTGACACTTGCACTTGACTACGGCAAAAAAGAAAACATCAACACCATTCTTTTACTCGGGGACATTATGGATATGCACAAAGCTAGTTTCCACGAACAAGACCCGAAGAAGCGTGACTTGGCTTATGAGTTTGAAATATGCCGAAACTTTTTAGACGTGCTACAAAAAGCCTTTCCACTAGCTAAAATATTTTTCAAAGAGGGGAATCACGAAATGCGATGGGAGCGATACCTAAGGGTGAAAGCACCAGTGATTTTAGACATGCAGGAGTTTAGGCTTCAAACAATTCTGCGACTTGGTGAGCGTGGGATTACTTGGATAGCGAACAACCAAGTAATGAAGATTGGGAAACTTTACGCCATACATGGCAATGAGTACAAAGGGAGCGGAGGTATTAATGCGGCACGTACTTTGTGGCTACGTTCGGGCGAAAGCACCATCTGCGGAGATAAGCACAAAACTCAAACCATGCTGAAAACAAACATCAGCGGAAAAGTACATGGCACTTTTGTGATTGGATGCCTTTGCGAACTGAACCCAGACTATTTAACTTTGAACGAATGGAATTTAGGTTTTGCGGTTATTAAAGTATTAAAGGGTGGCGAGTTTGAAGTGTACAACAAATCTATTATTGACGGCAAAGTTTTGTAAGATGGAACAGCTATACCAATGGACTTTTCAAGTATTAGATTATAAAAACTTTGAAGGCACTAACATTGTGGTGTATGCGCCAACCTACAAAGATGCGCTTCGGAAAATACGTGATTTAAAATTGCCTCAGCTATTGACCTTTGATGAAATCGAAGACGGTGTTAAACTTATCCAAGTTTATGAAATGGATTTTATTAGTGGATTAGAAGAAGAACAAGGAGTAACCGAACCCGAAGAAGAATGATATAATGTACATTATGCCGCACTTTTGCGGTTAATGAATGATTAAGCTAACAGAAATAAAATTAATTACTATTTTTGAGCCATGCCAATACCTAAACCAAACACCAACGAAAGCAAAGACGATTTCATCCAGCGTTGCATGAGTGATGATGTTATGGTCAGCGAATACAAAGACGAAGCGCAACGATATCGACTTTGTTTATACAGCCATGCTAATGACTTGAAAGCGCAGAAAGAAATCTTAAACGCTGAAACGTACAATGACTACCCAAAAGCCGCAACCGAGAACGCTAAACGTGCTTTGAAGTATAGAGATGAAAGTGGCAACCCGAAAGGATGCGGAACTTTAGTTGGATGGGCAAGGGCAAACCAGTTAGCAAACCGTGAACCGATTAGCCGTGAAACAATCGCACGAATGGCATCATTTGAACGGCATAGACAAAACAGCAAAGTACCTTACAAAGATGGATGCGGTGGTTTGATGTGGGATGCATGGGGTGGTGATGAGGGCGTTGCATGGGCACAAAAAAAGTTGGAGCAGATAGATAAAAAATAGATATGGCTAAAAAAACAACTATCAAGGATTTAATTCATGATGACAAAAACTTTAATAAAGGTACTGAGTATGGCGGTTCATTAATTGAGAAGTCACTACGCAAGTTTGGCGCAGGGCGTTCAATTTTAATAGACAAAAACAATCGCATCATTGCAGGAAACAAAACAATCGAGAATGCAGCGGCAATCGGTTTGGAAGATTTACAGATAGTCGAGAGCGATGGCACTCGAATTATAGCCGTGAAGCGCATGGATATTGATTTAGACAGCAAAGCAGGGCGTGAGTTGGCTTTAGCTGATAACGCAACGGCAAAAGCAAATATTGATTGGGATGTTGAAACCACGTTTGAAGTAGCTAATGAATACGAGTTTGATGCAGGGGAGTGGGGTGTAAAAGACGGAGGATTTGACGAAGAAGACTATTCAGATAAAAACAAAGAGTTAAATGTTGATGACTTTGAAAATCAAAACTACACTATCAAGTTAGAATTTACGGAAGATGACTATAATTTTGTAAAAGACAAATTACAACAATTAGGACAAACACCTGAAAAAATACTATACGATGCACTTGTTTCCCTATAAATGGAATTTATCTGATGGCTATCCAGCCAAAGGAATAACCAAAAACGATTATAATGTTTTTGGTACTTTTATTTGTGGTGGTGGTTCTACAATGGGTTACAAATTAGCAGGGTTTAATCATTTAGGAGGGGTTGAAATTGACCCTAAAATCGCAAAGGTTTATCAGTTAAACCACAAACCAAAGCATTTATTTTTAGAGGATATTAGGCACTTTGTAAAGCGTTCCGATATTCCAGATGAATTATACAATTTGGATTTATTAGACGGTTCACCACCTTGTTCTTCATTTAGTATGGCTGGAAATCGTGAAAAAGATTGGGGCAAAAAGAAAGTATTTAAAGAGGGACAAGCCGAACAAGTTTTAGACGATTTGTTTTTTGAATACATAGCACTTGCAAAAAAGTTGCAGCCTAAAATAGTATTGGCTGAAAATGTAAAAGGATTAATACAAGGCAACGCAAAAATTTATGTAAAAAAAATATTTAAAGCATTTAACGAAGCTGGTTACAATGTTCAGTTGTTTTTACTTAATGCGGCTTCTATGGGCGTTCCACAAAAGCGTGAAAGGGTTTTCTTTATTTGTCAAAGAAAGGATTTGAAATTGCCTAAATTGAAATTAGAATTTAATGAGGATGCAATAACTTTTAAAGAAGCGACATTTGAGTTTTGGAATATTAGCGAAAATGAATTAGGAACAAATTGTTTAGGCAGAGAATATCCAAATATAAAACAAGGCGAAAGTTCAAAGAAGTATTTTCAATTAGTAAAAATAAAAGAAAATGAAGTTTGTCCTACAATAACAACAGGAATTTCACAAGGAAGCACAGCAAGCATAGTACATCCTACAAAGCCACGTAAGTTTAATAAGTTTGAAGCATGTATAGTTGGAACATACCCACTTGATTATAATTTTCAAAATGTAAAAGCAGGGTATTTAATTGGAATGAGTGTGCCGCCTGTAATGACTGCACAAATAGCAAATCAGATTAAAATTCAATGGTTGGATAAAATAACAGACAAAAAACAGACGTATGGCATTTCCGCATGATGGACGTAAAATGAAGAAAGGCGAAACGCTAAACCCAAACGGCAGACCTAAAAAGCTACCCGAGTTGGATAAGCTATTGGCTGATGTATTAGGCGAAGAAAAAGACGGCATAACGGCAGGGGAGGCTATTTTAAAGGCGTTAAGGGCGAAAGCTAGTAAAGGCGATGTAAGGGCAGCCGAAGTCCTATTAGACCGAGCATACGGCAAAGCAAAGCAAACAATGGACGTTTCTGTTTCAAAGAAGAATTTACCCGAATGGCTAAACGAGGAAGATGAAGAATAGTAATCCAAACTTTCGCTTTTTAAAAAAAAAGTTAAGTCGCAACGTGTGACCTTGTTACAAGGTGGCACAAGGTCGGGGAAAAGTTACTCAGTTATTTATTACATCATTTGGCTATGTGAGAACTACACAGGGCTTGATATAGATATAGTTCGTGATACCTTTACAGCATTAAGGGCAACGGCTTGGAAAGACTTTAAAGACGTTCTAATTGAGTGTGGGGTGTATAATGATTTGCACCATAATAAAAGCGAACACTATTATAATCTACATGGCAATATAATAAGCTACTACGGAGCCGACACTCCTGCAAAAATACACGGACGCAGCCGTGACTTCATTTGGATAAACGAGGCGCACCAGTTCCCACAAGAAACGATTGACCAACTATTCCCACGAACAAGGCATAGAATTATTTGCGATTATAACCCTGCACTAGGTTTGGAACATTGGCTCGACCAGTACATCGAAAAATATCCACCGCTAATAACCACTTACAAAGACAATCCATATTTAACACAAGCGCAGATTGAGGACATCGAAAGCCGAAAGTCAAATCAGTATTGGTGGACAATTTACGGAAGTGGTGAACGTGCAAACCGTCAAGGTGCAATCTTCACGAATTGGACGCATGGCGAGTTTGATAATTCACTCCCATACGTTTACGGACAAGATTATGGCTTTAGTGTTGACCCGACAACCTTAGTCAAAGTGGCGGTTGACGAAAAGAAAAAGATTATCTACGCTGATGAAAAGTTTTATTCAACCGTTGGTATGGGTACAAACGAAATATTCGAGGCAAATAAACAAGCCACGAAGCCGAATGAGTTAATTATTGCGGATAGTGCTGAACCTAGATTAATAGACGATTTGAGACGAAAAGGTTTAAACATTCAGCCATGCGAAAAGGGTGCAGGGAGCGTGAGCGCAGGGATAACCAAGATGCAAGACTATCAAATAGTGATAACACCAACATCGCACAATTTGCGAAAAGAATTATCTAACTATATTTGGAACGATAAAAAAGCAGGGATACCAGTTGATGCCTTTAACCATTGCATTGACCCACTACGATACAGCACAATGTATTTAACCAAGCACAAAACAAGCACAGGAATAAGAAAAAACAGTTTGATATGATACAAGGGAAAATAAACGAAGAGATAATAAACATCCCGACTAACTGGGGTGATGTACCGTTTAAGAAGTACATCGAGTTTCTAAACCATGAAACAGCATTAGACCAAGCGAGTTGTTTATTGGGTGTACCGACTACAACATTAAACAAGTTAAACAGCGAAGCATTGGGAGCGTTGTTTACGGCATTGCAATTTATGCACGAAGCACCAAACGCTTATTTGGAAAAGGACAAACAGATAGACATAGGGCGTGAAAGTTATGGCAAACTAGAGATGGCGAAGTCTTTACTCCTTCAACATGACAAACCGAAGGACGCTTTGATAGGCATTGCAAAAATATACACCGAGATTGACTTTAGCGAAGTGGCTACGGATGAGGCTAATCCGATTTGCGCTTTTTTTTTTCTGCACTCAAACAATTCTTTGAGCGTTATAAAAGACTAAACGACTACAAACCAAGTCAAGCGGAGGCGATAGCGAATGTGGACAGGTTTAAAAAGTTCGGAGCGAAAGCAACTATATTCGCCATGATGGACAGATGGGGCAAGACTATTGAAGAAGTCACAAATATGCAGGCGACTTTGATTTACGACATTCTACTCCACGACTTTGAAAAGTCCATGTACCAAAAAGATTTACAAGCCGCACAACAGCAACAGCAGAAAATGATGAGAAAATAGTATTTTTGCCGTATGTACTTAGACACCGTAGACTTCATAAAAGGCATTTGCCAAACTATTAACCCGAACGGCACGTTCTATCATGGGCGTGTTAGCGATGCGAATTTAGCCATCAAGGACAACCCGATGCCACAAATACACCTATACCCTTTTCGTGTTCAAAACCCGACTACAATGGGCGTAGACGTGAACCCGAATATATTAATGGCGTTCCTGTTTGACGGTTCGCCACACGATGGGGCAGATGACTTGTTAAACAGCACAGACGAAGCCGACACGATGCAAAGGCGGTTTCACCTAGCTTTACAGGGTAGTGGCAAGATAGTGAGCAACTATGAAGCAGAACCGTTTTATAAGCAGTTTAGCGGTGTGACAAACGGAATGTTTGTGAGGTTTCAACTTCAAATCAAATCGAGCAAAGTTTGTGAGCCATGATTAACCTAGAGGCGAGATTAAACGAATTAGGGGTCAAATTAACCGAGCAGTTGGTGAATGACATCCAAACCAAGCTAATACAGCGCAGGGGCGCAAATGGCACGTTTGAAAGCGTTGTAAACGCAAGTGGCAAACTAGCCAAGTCAATACGGTTTGAAGTAACCAACGGAACGGTGCTAAGCA